AGAAGTTGCCGACGTAATACACCGCTCAATAGTGGTATCAACATCCTCGGAATCAGCCAAAGCCATCCGCTCTTTGACTTCTTCCACAGACACGATATTCATACCTGAACCCCCTTACCTCAGACTGCAACAGCCCCGGTATCAATCTCTCCAGACATATCTCGGTTAAGTGCCGGTCTACCCCGCTTACGGGCAGCAGGTTCTGCCTCCCCAACCGCAGGGTCTGGGCTATTGCCCTTGGGCTCTTGTGCCGTAGCCTCTTCTTCATCTGCCCTTCGGAAGAAGGGTCTACCAAGATCATCTAGCTTCTTCAAAAGCTCAGTGCCAGTCCCCTCACTCACCTCATACACCTCACCCTTGTGGTAAATCTGGGCAGTGATATGAGAGACGTAGGTAGACCCCTTAATCAACGAAATTTTCATCTGCTCTCCTAGTGGTAGCCAATGTAAAAGGGGGATTATTCATCCCCCTCTTACACTAGCCGTTTACCATTCAAATTGCCATCAGGCAATGTTGAGGTACTTCACCACCGCATCATCTTCCTCGATCTCGCAAGCCACACGGGTCGTCAGGACGATGATGAACTCACGGGTACGAATGTCCTTATCGTACTCAATGGTCACTCGACGCTGAATGCCAAAAATGAGGTTCAGGGGGTTGGTGAACAGACCCTTCGCCGCCGGCATCATCGGAGCACCAAGAACCTGCGAGCCCCACGCATACAGAGGACCGAGCCCCTGAAGCATGGTGTCACCAAGGTTGGTAGCACGGGAAGCATACGTGTCACGCAGTTCCGTCTCGTTATCAACCGAAACGAAGTGGACAAGCTCGCTGCGGTTACGCAGATACTTGTCAGGCATGGCTTTCACCGCATTCTTCAGCAGGGTCTTACTGATTGTGGTGTTACCAGCATCAACAGTATGAGCCGTAGCCAGCTTCATCCAGCCGTCAACCAAAGCAAGGTAGGGGTCGCCGGAAATCGAGTCACCCAGAAGAACAAGCTCTTCCAGGTCCAGAGCCGCACGTTCTGCAATCAGTTGCACGATGGTCTCATGCAAACCACCGGCACCAGACTCAGAACCGGCATTGATATTGCCACGCTCAATATTATCCTCAAGGACATCATACGGAATGTGAACTTCCGCAATGACTTCCTTGGTATTGAGGACCACCTGAGACGTAGTGGGCTTAACACGATCTTCCGGATCGAGAGCCGTAGCCGAAACAGCAGGACGCAGAATGCGGCTACCAAAACCGATCTTATTGATCTTCCTGGTGGGCGCATTCATCGTGACAACCCGAGCCGCATTCAGAACGGTTGGGGAGTCAATCAGAGTACGAATGAATCGGTCAGTCTGCTCAGGGGACAGAAGACCACCATCGCTAACCAGATCGCTAAGAGCGATGTCAGCTTTCTTAATCAGTTCAGCGTTGCTAGACATTTTGAGTGAACCTCCTACAAGTTATCGGGAATGCAGTTTCCGGCGAGGCAAGAACGCAGTGTCAAAAAGACCCGAACGGGGATCGGAATCCTCGGACTTCACAGTGCGGCTAGGAGGATCACTCTTGGGGGGTGCCCCTACCACGGTGCCTTTCACAACATTTTGCACGGCAATTGCCTTATCACTTGCCTCAGCCACTTTCGCCTCCAGAGTTTCACTCTTTTTAGCGATGTCTGAGACTGTCTTGCCAAGCACATCAACGACAGACGACAGAGAACTCATCTTCTCCATCACCGGTCCAAGAAGTTCCTGGGCAATCTTCTGAATCAACTCAGTGTTGTCCGTAGCCTCCGGAGTCGTAATCTCCTCAGCCTTGGGCTCTTCCTTAGTCTCTTCCTTAGCGGGCTCTTCCTCAGCCTTAACAACAGGCTCAGGCAGATTGTCAATAGCCTCTGCGGCAATGAAAACCTGCCTCGGAATATGAGTCAGATGGGACGACAGCAGAGACTTGACATCTCCACACATCTGTTCCAGCTTCTGAACCTTCTCCTCGGCAGACTCCTCAGAGATCATCAGACCCTGAACTGCCTCAAACATCCCGCCGAATGCCATGTCTACACCAGGAATGAACCCCTCAGCCTTGGCGACAACACCCACCGACACCTTGGGGAAATTCTTGGTCAGGGCTAGCAGATTGGAGTTGAGACGAAGGACATCCGCACCTTCAATCGACTCTGCCTGCTTGAATACAACCGTACCGTCTTCCTGCTCTTCCTGAGACTCCACCTGGAACCCGGCATCCTTGAGGATCTGAATAACTTCAGGCAGTTTGTCAGATTTCTCCACCACTAACCCGACAATGGTCGGAGAATCAGCAGTAGGCTCCGGAGCCTGGGCCGGCTCAGTCTTCTCTACCTCCTGTGCGGGGGTAGAATCCCGTTTGAAAATCTTATCCAGATCAATCATGCCGTTCTCCGATTTATGCTCTTTGATGATACGAAAAGGAACTCGGTTAGCCCCTCGTTCAACAAGAGAGATATATGAGACAGACGGGCTCTCAAGTTTGGTAGCTTGAAGCTTTAACTTTGCCATGTTTCCGACTGTAGCAGCACCTAATGTTCCTAACAAATTAGACTATTCCGAGATCCCTAATAGCTCAACGTAAGAAAACCGGTGAGCATGATCGTTTACTGTCTCGGTAATGGTCCCCCGCTTAATCACATGTTTATGCCCTGCTACTTCATCAGTCACACCCCCTAGAAACTCCCCCTGATGGTCATACGAAACGTAGAAAACATGCTCATGACCATCGTCTGCCTTAGCAGTGCGCCCTTCAATAATTGGGGGTATGTCAATCTCTAGCTCAGTGGGAGTCTTAACCACCATAGCCTCTAGAGACAGACCGTTGATCTTTCCGGATTTGACAGAATGCCAAGTATCGTCATGGGGAATGTGAATCCCCACAACCCAGGACCCTTCAACCGGAAAAGTTTGATCTCCCTTGCGGGAGAGAAAGGATTCTACAACAGAAACCCCAGGAACTACTTGGTTATTGTGTTGTACATCAATTTGACCAAGCTTCTTCTCTTTCATGAACTTGTAAGCCATCTCACGGATAGCTTTACGGTCCATGAACTCCCCGTCACTATCTGGGACGTTTGGGACGTAGACTTCGGCCCAAACAATACGTTGCTCTTCGGATTCTGCCTTAAAAGTAACAACTGGCATCAGGTAGCCTCCTGTTCCTCCCTGGAACAATAAGACTACCTAAGAGGTTAGCCAAATATCTTTCTAGCTTCTTCCTCTGTCAGACCAAGGGTCTCTACCGCATACTTGATGGTGTCTTGGTATGCCTGGGAAGACTTGAACCGCTTATCACCGGCAGACAGGATTTCCTCATGTAAAGAGGCATCCTGTTTTTCCCCTGACTCATCTAGGTAAAAGAAGGATTCTCCCATCACAAATTCCTGCTATAGGATATGTAATTCGTAAACCTACGCATGACCTCTGGATTAGAGAAATCCAGTACTCCATCCCAAGACAAACTTCTAAGAAGTTCCCTACCCCACTTCTTGATATCTGCTATAGCCCACAGGGCTTGTGCGTCACCTTCTTTCAGCCGTTTGAGTGCTGCCGTTACCACATCATAAACATCATTGGGGAGATCCATGGTTTGCATGATTCGGTTTTCTAACCGAGCCAGGAAGTAGGATCTAGGTCCCAATTGACCAGCATCGGGAAGCCAACCATACCGAGCCCACGCATAGGACCCCATATCAATATTGGCTTGCAGGGAGATCTTGGTAATTCCCAACCGGTCCAGGACTGGAATCCAAGACCGAAGAATCTGCTTCATCAACCCCTGAGCTTGGGTAGAAGAAGGAACTACGGCAAGGTCCACATGCAATTCGTTTACCCGTGGCTTCAGGGTTAGATGCAATTGCCCCGACTCTCGGGACCCAAAGAGCGGACCATCATAGTTGAAGACCAGTTCCCTGGAAGAGAAGAACACCTCGGCAGGGAACCTCCCAGTCCCCGGATTCATAGCCATTACCTTGAGCATGTCTTCCTTGCTCAAACCCATCAGGTCCTGATAGGTCTTGAAGAAGTCCTGACCATTCCCGTACTGATTCCAGTAATCCACAATGGCTTTGGCTTGCTCTTCCGGAGGGCCAAAGAACCCAGAGGTAATACTGGCAAAGGCTAACAACTCCTCCTGGGTAAGATGAGTCGGTGCGGATGGAGTCTTACCAAAGGCAGCTTGGTACGAAGCCGTGTCTTCTATCCGTGGGACCTTATCTACGTGAACTAGAAGACCCCGGCAGTTTGGATGGTACGGAGGTATGTGCCAGTTATTGGCAACCAGTTGCTGGGAAGACATCTCCTTGAGTGCGGCAAGAGACTCGGCATCCTGCTTAGGCCAGGGTTGGAGAAGCTTCAACATCTCCGGATCTTCTGTAGCCAGGATGGTGTTCAGGGCATCAGAGGCTTCCCGCACCTGAAAGGTCTTACCGTGCATCTCGGCACACACCGGACAGATCCGGTTGTCCAACTGCTCAGAGACGGCATAGGTCTCCACCCCCAGGATGTCGGCTTCCATAGTAAAGCCGTAGGCCGACACTCGGGAGGTGTGCAGAGATGAAATCAATTGCAACATCCGGTCCCCCTCTTTCTTGAAGGAGACAAATTCCTGGGTAAGGATAGGCTCCTCAGCCTTCTTTACCTTGAGGGCTTCCTTCTCCGAATCCCCAAACAGGGTATCCGATTGGGCAGCTTGATGGTCAGCAATGACCTTAAGGAGTTTGCGTTGCAGTTGGAAGGTCAGGTTGAACCTGATGAACTTGCTGAGTAGCTTGAGAGTATTCTGAATGGTGGGCTCAAGATTCGTTGAGCCTATCATTGCATCCCGCACACTCTCCCGTCTGGAGAGTCGGGAAGCCCCGAAGAAGAGTGCCGAGTAGGCTAGATACCTGAGGGCTGGCAGGTTGTCGGTAACGATGGAGTCCAATGACAGAGCATTGGCTACCACATAAGCTTCTGGAACCTTGCCATCATCTAGGAGGGATCGAACATCCCCAGAGACTTTAAGAAAGATCCTGTTCCAAGAATCCTGAAGCTTATCAGTAAGGGACTTCTCCAGGGCTAAAAACGCTTCGGCTTTGACCGGCATGGTCAGTCATCATCTTTGAGGATTTTATCGAGTATAACAATATCCCCAGTAGATGTTCTCCACTCCTCCATACCAGCAACCTTAGCCCCTATGGCTTTAGGCTTTGGTTTGTACTTCAGCATGGATATCTGAGACTCGGGAATCTTCTTGAACCCTGCCGTATCATTGAAGATGAACAAAGGATCACTTGGACCACCGGCAGCTTCTCTAAAAGCAAACCACCGTTTCATATACTGCATTTTGAAAGAATCAACTTCTTCTGGAGAAAGCTTTCTTCTGTAGGTACGACCTAATGGGTTTCCTTCAAACCCAGGAACATACCCAAAAGTCTCCCATTCAGAAGCAGGAATCTTTTCCATGCTATGCAATCTATAGTCACTGGGAGTATCACCAAAAGTACCTCTCTCAATCCTAACCCCAGTACGAATCATATCCACCAAAGAAGACGTTGCTATTGAGCCACCCTCATTAGCAGTCCAAGGCTTATCTGCCCCAGCCCCAGTATGAGCAGCATCCTCCAAAGTATCCACAGAAATCTTGTCATTCAAAAACCGGTGAGCAATCTTCATTGCCCTAAAAATATCCCTGGCAATCTGTTTGTTAGTAGTGAAAGAGATGGTGTTAGAGGTTCCTCCACCTAAACCCTTTCCACTGTATTGACTCAATTCATCCCGTGTCTTCAATCCAAGAGCAAGAACTGAATCTCTAGCCGTAGTCACATGGTACAACTCGGGGGGAAGCTCACGGACATTCTTGATATCGTGTGTCCCCATCTCAGTGTAGGACCAGCCCTCTCTATAAGCATCCGTTATAGGGATCTGTCCTCTGGCAACAGCCTGAGTCATCTGAGCCTGCCATGCTTTTTCTGCGGTGCGATAAGCCTCCATTTCCTGATAGTCTTTTTCTCCTATATCACCGTACTTACCAGTACCAGTGTAATAGTCTTCAAACTTAGGTCTTGGTCCTAACTTCGGAGCAAACTGACCACCCTTACCCCCAGGTGTACCTGCGGGATGATGATTAGGATTAGCTTTGAGAATGCGTGAATACATCACGCAAAGACTTCACCATGAAATAGTCGCATCTTGTTACGGAATTGATTCGGGGTTAGATACTCAAGGAAAGTCTTCTTATCTTCCAACTCATACCGTTCATACCGGGCATATTGACCAGTAGGGGTTCTTTCAAACTCGTTTTCAATCCGCTCCCCAGTCATAGGATCTGTAGAGGCATATACACCCTTTTTAGGTGGGGTGTATTTCATCCCAGCCGAAGATAACCTACCACCACCCTTAGAAGGTCCGGTGGTAAATCGACCTGTCTTAGGGTCATGGTAGGGGTTGGCTTTTAGAACCCTAGTGAAGTAACTCATCTCACCACCCCGCCGCCCTGATCTTCTTAGCCGCCTTACGCTGAGCCGCCGACAAGGCTACCTTCTTCCAATTCTCACCAACCTTTGCCTCAAGGATGTCCTTGGTGTAAACCGAACCCATCTCGGTATAGTCTCCATATACCTTGGCATACCGGGTATTACCCTTGCCATTGTCAATCAGGTCGGCTTCCCACCCGTTCCTCAGCAGAACTCGGGACCCCTTCTTCAGGTCATTAGCCCGAACCAAGCCACGGGACTCAACCTCTTCCCGGTCCATATCATCCCGAAGCTTCTTGGCTAGCTTCTTGTCCCCCGCAGCCTCAGCGGCAAGGATCTTCTGATCGTACTCAGCATAGTTAGGTACTTGAGCACTAGACAGGCTATTAGTAGAAACAGAACTGCCACCACTAAAACTAGATGTACCCCCAGACCCAGAAGTAAATTTCCCAGATTTAGGGTCATGGTACGGATTGAATTTCAGTACGTTAGTGAAGGTAGTCATTAGTCAAAATCCTCTGAATTCACCAAACCAGGACCCAGGTAATCAGGGCAAGAGACACGGAAATCGTACCACTTGATGGTGAGATCTTCAGTGTCGGCATTTGACTTGTGTTGGGGGCAATCCCACTGCTCACAGGGAGCACTACAGAAGGCAAAGTGGTTCATTTCTTACGTCTCTTCTTCCAACAATCCCAACAAATTATGCCACTGCTGAGTAAGAAGAAGATGCCCACGATGGCAAACGTCACCATCCCCCATATTTCAAGCCAATAGATTTGGGCATCTATAGCAACATTTTGCATGGAAATAGCGTACAACTTCCTAACCCTTTGGATTAGAAGGTCCTACCCACTCATCATTGACAATCCAGCCTTTCTCAACTGCATACTTGTATACTGGGAGGGTTCTGAAGTGGTCTAGGTTGGTAACCAGACCCATAAATGCCGGGGACTTATAGGCAGGGAGATCCCACCGGGTCTCGGTACCATCAGCATTAAGTAGCATAGTCCTCAGCCGCCTCCCGCCGTCTCTGTACTCCCCGTGCAATTGAGTGCAATTGGTCTAACCGCAAAGAGGCTAGGTTAACCTCAGGATCACTGTTCTTTGGTACCTTCGGAGGGTTGGCTATACCGTCTTTGATTTCTTGCCGGATCTTATCCAGACCCCCCAACATCCGATCAGCCTTCTCCAGGGTGGTACCCCACTTAGATACAGTGAGGGTAATGAGACCCATGTCGTGAAGTACGGCATTGATGAGGTAGCTTTGTGCAGCCCCAAGTTCATTACGGTTGGTCCAGAACTCATGACCAAGGTTAGTGACTTTCAACCGTTTCTTCAGAGCATCCTCAGCCATGTACTGAGTCAGGCTCCTGATGAATTCAGTTGCACTACGGATGTCGGGGATTACCCCAGGTAGCTCAGACGATGAAGG